TTTTTATTTTCGTAATGACCTATAATATTTTCAAATGGTGAAAAATATCTAGCAGCTTTACAGGTATCGTAAACTTGTTTTTGCATACAAAAATAATTTCTAATAAACGCAGCAAGATCTTTTGATATTGCTTGACGAATAACTGTATATTTTTTCTTTTTAAACATCTTTTGCCATTTCTTTTGGAACTGCTTGTATATTCCAATGTATAAATCTAAATGGTTCAATACCAAAATCTACTGCGTACTCATGTTCTAAAAATCCTGGAAATATAATTAATGTTCCAGGTTTTGGTTTAAAATGTAATAGTTCTGTTCCACCCCACACGCCTTTAATGTTTGGTTTTAATTTTAGTTTAGTAGATCTTGCCCCGGTTCTCGGTTCGTGAAAGATTGGATATGATGTTTTATCACTACATTTTAAAAAGTAAAAACCTGATACGTGTTGATTCCAATGTATATGTGCTGAATGATGTCCACCACCTTTTTTAGCAAACTCTTGTACCCACAACTCACTAAACATAGTTTGATATTGTGACATATCATAACCTTGGTGATCTAAATACTCCCAAGACTTTTGACCAACGTAATTTCTAAAATCTAAAAAGTTATTGTCAGCTGTAAGTGGTGTTGAGTGATATGATCTTCCAAAATCACCCCATTTTTTTATATGTTCTTTTTGTCTTTTACGAGCATCACTAATATATTTGTTACTCGCTTTGTTTAACGATTTAACAAACTCTGGTTTTTGTTCTGACCATATTGTTGTGTTAAAATAATTATTTATATACATTATCTAAATGGTTTTCCTAAATGCCAAACAACAAGACTATATCTTGTGCCTGATGTTACTGGTTTAACTCTATGCCACACAAATGAGGGAAATACAATGATAGAACCTTTTGGTAATATTTCTTTACATTGTATTCTATGCTTCGATTCATCTCGCATATGTGGATCATAGTTTCTAAAATCAAATTCTAATTCACCGCCTTTATATTCTGAACCATCTGTTAATTGACAAGTCATAGATAGTTTTCGAATTCTTCCATGTTCTGGATGATTAGGATCTTTTCTGTCATAAGGTTTATCCCAACTATCACAATGCCAATCATAATATTGATTTAATTTATATTTTGTAAATTGACAGTTCTCTGATCTTTCCCAATCAAAGTTCCAACCAGCGAATTTATTTGCTTCGTGAACATAAGGATGTAATTCTTTATATATCCAAGTTTCATTAAGCCATACTAAATCTGATTTTCTTTTTCTTTGTAGATTCTTAACTTCTTCTTTGTTTAATTTTTTTTTATCGTCATAACCACCAGTTAAAGCCATAACTTCTTTTTGTGCGTTAGCATATTCTATAACATCATCACAAAACCTAGGTGTTAGTGCACCACTAAAATACCAGTAGTAATTAGATATATTCATACGTTATAGTTTGTACAAAATTTAAACTATCCTTTTGATTATTAGTTAAGTAATACATATTAGTGGATGGAAACATTATAAATCTGTTATTTAAAAGTGGTATATCCCAGCTTCTTCCTTTACGTCTGTTATCTTCATAATGTATTCGAACCATACAATCTTTTACATTTACACCATAAAGTAATGTATAATCGGCAGAGTTGCGCAAATCTACAGGGTCTATATTTAATAATGGAATTGTTGTTTCTTGAGGCTTATACGTATTGCCCCACGTTTCTTTGTTAATTAATTGTAAATCATATTCAAGATTAATGTGTTCTCGAATATATGTATTTAACATGTCCCACGTTCTTGAAAATGGAAAAGGTGAATTTGTAACCTGTGATTTTAAAATGTCTTCTTGTAATTTATCTCGGTCAATGTCCCAATCTTTAGGCATTTCTACATCACCGTGATATAACGCTTGCTCTGTTAATACTTTCTTTTGCATACCACCACCATTTTTAATTTATGCTTTTGCGTCTGTCAAGTCCCAAGATTGATTAGCTTCGTTCCACACATAATTCCAACTATGTGTTGAGGGTGTATTTTCATCTACAGGTTTATTTTGTGCCTCTTGCTCTGCAGTTAACGCAGGAGCATCACCTATTGGTGAATTCCATTCCGCAGTTGTAGTATTTTTTACCCAAGATGGATATGGTTTTTTAGGCCAAAAGATTTGATCATCCTCGTCCCAAGTATAACCTATACCTGCGTAATTACCTCTTAAAGGTGTTCCGCCATTTTTATGTTGATTTCCTGATGTATTGTAAGATGTTTGAATCCACATTTGTGCAGGCCAATTATTATGTCTCTCTAAATATTGTTGACCTACGTTTTCATCTTCAACACCATCAGCATTAAGCATATCAGAATTATTCAAAGTTAATACTTGAATAACTTTTCCGTTAGCTCCTAGTTTTGCAAAATGTGCCATAATGTTTCTCCTTATATATTAATTTTAATTACCATTCAACTATTGAAATTTATATCTAATAATAACAATTCCTGAACCACCATTTCCACCGCCAAATGCTTCATTACCTGCTCCACCACCGCCTGTATTTACAGTTCCTGGAGTTTTAGTAGATGCAACACCATTTGCTCCACCGCCTTGTCCTCCTTCAGAATTAGATTGACCACCTCTTGATGGACTTGGACCACCGCCTCCACCGCCAGCAAAATATCTTGTTGATCCTGTTGCTCCAGGCGTACCATAACTTGGTGCTGTTGGACCAAAAACAGTATCAGCTACAAAAGAACCATCACCACCATCACCACCTTGTGATGGGTTAAATGTTCCACCTCTTGGTGGACCTCCTGATCCATCTGATTGTATTGCAGGAAAACCTGCACCACCGCCACCTCCACCTGGAGGAGGGTATGGAGGACCACCACCTGATCCTGGATTTCCTTGTGGTGGAGATACTGGAGGTGTATTCCCACTACCATTTGTATTTTGGTGTGCTCCGCCTCCTGATCCACCAGCTCCTGCTGCTGCACCATAAGATCCATAGCCACCACCAGCTGATGAAATTGTTGAAAAACTTGAAGTAGCACCTTGAGCACCAACTCCTGTTGGACCACCTGGACCATCTGGAGTATGCCCTGCACCACCTCCACCAACTGTAATTGGATAACCCTGAACTGAAACTGGTAAATTAGTAGGAGCTACTAATGGTGACATTGTAGGAGAAGGAACACAACCTGCTGAATTAGATAATCTCATACCACCAGCACCACCACCTCCAGCTCCATCTGGACCGGCTCCTTTACCACCTCCGCCTCCACCAGCGACTACTACATAATCCACTTTGTTTGATCCTGCACAGTTACCTGCTGCTGATACACAAAAAGTACCAGGACCTGTAAAAATGTGAGTTTTAAAATTTCCATTAGTTAATACTGTTCCACCTGTTGCTGAAATAAATTGAGCTGTTGGTGATTCTGATTGTAATCCTGAATCTGTCACCAACCAACCTTGTGTTGAATCTATAAATACTAATGTAACAGCAATGCCTTCTTGTTCTAAAGTAGCATTAACTGCTGAACCACCAATTTTGTCTGAACCATTTTGAACTAATGTAACTTTATTTGTATCAAACGTGTTTGCATAATCTTTAAATCCAACTACTGCTCCTGCAGTTCCTGCTGGAAGATTAATGGATATTGGTCCACTAGTTGTGTTTACAAAATATCCTTCACCAGCTGTTGCTGTAAAACCTGATGTTTTAACCGTTGTAGTCCAAGATACAGCACCTGTCGCACCAAAACCTGATGCAGTACCAGAGTTTGTTATTGATGCACCAGCAGGAATTGTAATAGTGTCACCACTATCTCCTAACTGAACTGTGCCACAATTTGTTCTTGGACTAACTTTATTTACTTTTATTTCACTCATAATTTACCTATTGAAATTTGTACCTTATAATTACTATACCAGATCCACCGTTAGATCCATCAGTATTACATGATCCTCCAGCAGCTCCACCACCGCCACCGCCAGTGTTAGCTGTTCCATTTGCTCCTGATTGATTAGCACTTGGTCCTCCAGCGCCACCGCCGCCAGGTCCACCTCCACCGCCACCTGATGGTCCACCGCCACCGCCACCACCAGCTCTTGTAACTGGACTTCCACTAATATGTGTTGTAACACCTGCTCCTCCAGCGTTATTACCTCCGACAGCACCAGCTCCACCACCGCCACCGCCATAACCACCTGGGCTTGGAAAACCTGGATTTCCTTGAGGAGGTGAAGTTGGGGGATCATTTCCTGCTCCAGTTGTTGGAACAGCTGATCCGCATTGTGCTCCTGCACCACCGCCAGATCCTCCTGGTCCTATATTAGCTGGAGGGCCTTCGTCTCCTTTACCACCGCCACCACCTGTAGATGTGATAGTTGAAAAAACTGAATCAGAACCTTTTCCAAAAGGTCCTGGATTACCACCGTGTGAACCACTTCCAACTGTTATTGGGTAAGCTTGAGCAGTAACTGTTATTGCTGTTCCACCTGGATTTCCATCAAGTGGACTTGCAGTATAAGGTGTTACAGGAGATTTATATTCTCTAAATCCACCTGCTCCACCACCGCCACCACCAGTTTTAGGTGAGCCGTTATTACTTTGACCACCTCCACCACCACCAGCAATTACCATATATGAAACTACATTATTAGCTCCAGTGGTTGCAGCACTATTTACTGTGAAAGTACCTGGTCCTGTAAATGTGTGAATTTTACAATTACCACAACAAGTTATTGTTCCGCCTGTAGCGCATATAAATGTTTCTGAAAAAGCATCTGAACTATTACCTGTATCTGTAACTATCCACCCTTTTGTTCCATCTACATAAACTAAAGTTACCGAAGCTCCTTCTGTGTTAATAGTAAAATCAGAAGCATTTCCTTCAATGTTAGAACTGTTTCGACCTATTGTAATATTATTTGTATCGGCCGTGTTTGCATAATCAGCTAATGCCATAATATCACCAGCACTTGGTGAAGCTGGAAGATTAATTGTAAGTGGTCCTGATGTCGTATTTATAAAATATCCATTACCACTTACTCCTGTAAACCCTGCTGTTTTTGCAGTCGTATCCCAGTTTACAGTTCCTGTTCTACCAAAACCTGTTTGAGATGCGCCTGATGCTAAAGAAATAGTATCGCCACTTGCACCAATAGTTATCGTGTTAGAGTTTTCATTGATGATGTTAGCTCCGCATTGATTTTGTATATTGTTTACTTTAATTGTACTTGTCATAATTATGCAATTTTATATCTTATTATCACTATACCTGAGCCTCCAGCTGCACCTGAATTAGTAGGTCCACCACTATTTCCTGCTCCACCGCCACCACCACCAGTGTTACCTGTTCCTGCAACTGCTGAAGAACAACCTGATCCACCAGCTCCACCACCACCAGCTCCACCAGCGCCATCTGCTACTGTGTTAGAAGGAGATGACATACCACCTCCACCGCCAGCATAGGCTACAGGACTTCCTGTAATATTTGTTGTTCCACCTGCTCCACCATCACCACCTTTATCGGATGGTTGAGAATTTTGACCAGCTGCTGTAGCGCCACCGCCACCACCGCCTCGTTGATCAGTTCCAGGTGTACCATTAGTTCCACCAGTACCGCCTTGATTTCCTTGTGGGGGACTAACAGGTGGTGTATTTCCTGCAGCACCTCCAAATGGACCACCACCTCCAGCTCCACCGCCGCCGCCTGATCCACCAGAAGATGCGCCTGTAGTATTAGCACCACCTCCACCACCACCAGTAGATGTAAAACTTGAAAAAATAGAAGGGTTTCCAGAACCTCCAACTACTCTAAATGTACCAGTACCAGTTCCTCCACCACCAACTGTAATTGGATAAGATTGAACTGACACTGTGTGTCCACAAGTAACTAGAGGACTAGCTGTATAAGGAGTAACAGGATTAGTTCTTCCTTCTCTATAACCACCGGCTCCACCTCCACCGCCACCATCACCTGACGGTCCACCACTTCCTCCACCGCCTCCTGCAACAACTAAATAACCAACTGCATTATTAGCTGGAGTTGATGCTGCCGATGTTACTTGAAAAGTCCCAGGTCCAGTGAATGTATGAATTCTACAAGTCGGTGTGTTAGTAATTGTGCCTCCAGTTGCTACTATAAAAGGTGATGTACTAATATTTTCGGTTGAATCGTTAACTGTAACCCAACCTTCTGTTGAATCTACAAAAACTAAAGTTACTGATTGTCCATTTGTTGTTAAATCTACAGCAGTATTTTCACCACCAATTTTATCTGAACCATTAGGTGAAATCGTGCATTTATTATTTTCAAAAGTTGATGCATAGTCTGCAATTGATACTATTGCTCCTGCTGCTCCTGCTGGAAGATTTGCTGTAGCAGTTCCACCACCTGTGTTTACAAAGTAACCTTCTCCATTACTTGCTGAAAAAGTTCCTGTTTTAATAGATCCTGTCTGCCAATCAACAGTCCCTGTTCTTCCAAAACCTGATTGACTAGCACCACTTCCTAAAGTTACTGTATCACCAGATTCACCTAGTGTTAGAGTATTTCCGCATTGGGGTGCAACTGTATTTACTTCTATTTTACTCATTATATAATTACCAATGTCCCTGTTACTGTTATTGTTTGTGTAAAGGTAACAGGACCTGCTAATACTGCAGACTCAATAACCATACCTTTTTGATCTATAACTTGAGCATGGGTATAAATATTTTCTGATCCAGGTTTATTACCTATGTATATTGTATCATATAAACTATCCATTTATCCTCCTAAGCACTTATTGCATCAACAACGCTAACATATACATCAGCACTAGATGCAGTATCTGATTCTACTTTTAATACATCAGTGCTCTGCATTACAAATTTAGCACCACCTGAAACAAGCTCTACTGCACTGTTTGGTGGAATACTTAAATCTTTGCAAATAAATCTTGTTGTAGAGCCACCGACGCTTACAAAAACATCCATTGCAATTGCTGAAGAAACTTTGTTGGCGATTCTGATTCCAATAACTGCATCATTAGAATTTGCTGTGAACACAGTGGTAGCACTGTTAGTTGCTTCAACTGCGTATCTAGTAAAATCTTGTGCCATATTTTTTCTCCTATAAAGCTATTGCCATTGCAACAGCAAATCCGTTACTTGCCGCTCCTACCGGCGTTCCTGTTGAATCTAAATAAACTGATTTACTTGCAGGCATTGTACAAAATACACTTAGTGTACTTGAACCACCTGAATTAAAATCTATTTTTGACGTATTACCTGAAGAGTTACTTAAGACAGTAGTTCTTGCTAGAGTATCAGGTGTTGCATCAGTTACAGTGCCAAGACCTATTTCAAATAGGTTTGTACCTTCTTCAAAGATAGCATAATAAGTTGTGTTACCATCACCTATCCCGTCAACAAAAGTTCTAAAACCAGTTACAGCACCTGCAAGGTTTATAGTTCCTGTGCCTTGTGATGTACTTGTTTCTCTTACTCTATCATTTATTACTAAAGCCATTTACTCTCCTATTAACTCATGCTTATAATAGCATTAGCAGGTGTTGATGGATCAGGGTAAGTAATTTTAAATGTGCCGTTAGTACAAGTTTTGTCTCCACCAAAATCTAATACTACACATAACTTATCTCCTTGATCATCATTATAAATAGCTGCATACGCTGCTGTAAAAGTTGCACTTGACCAAGTTGAATCTCCAAAGTCAACTGAAGCAACAGCTGTTGAAGATGCAACTGCTTGCGAAGACAAAGATTGTCTTGAATAGTTACTTCCTCCACCTGTATTAACTTCATTGTTTGTAGAAACAACTGTACTAGCTGTTGTGTATGTAGCTGAAATTGATCCTGTGTACAAAGCTATTTTAAATGTATCACCTCCACTCGCAAAGTTGTGTGTTCCTGAAAACAACTCTCCACGAAATGCATTAGGTATTACGTTTGCCATATTTTATCTCCTTAGTATTCTGATGGAAATGGTGATTTAAGTGGTGTACGAATAACTCCATCTTGATACTCGTCCCGGCGTCTACGACCTTGTTGTTCGATCGCGTACGTTTGTAAAGCTTCCTTATAAGCCCCTGTATAGTATTGTATCATATCTACCGGACCTTTCAAGTACCCATATGCGTTGATCAAAGCTGCATACAAAAGTAGATCTTGATATTTATTTGACAGATATGTGCCTGTTGTACTAACGGAAGAATCTGTCAAACTGACAGGTTGTTTTACATAGGCCATTGTAATTTCGTATTGAAAATCAGGAGTCGGAGCTACAACCCAAAAATTAGCGTCCCAATTAGCATAATACTTAGGGATGCCCTCAGCTGTGCTAGGAGTATCATAATAAGTTGCCATATAAGATGGATCTTTTTTTTCTAAAAATGTTTGAGTATTTGGGGTTACATTTGTATTTTTTAATTGAATGTATCTAATAATTCTAAGATCTGAAGGTATAGTCACATATCTATTACCAGTTATTAGAGTTGATGTAGCATAAAATCTATTATCATCAGAATCAGCTTCTCTATATATTTTATTTTCTGCGTTCACAATAAATGTGTTTACAATTGCATCAGTTAAAACTGTGCTATCTACTTCTGTGTAATTTCTAATGTCTGTTTGTAAATTTGAAAGTGTGTATGCCATAATTAAGGTCTTTCGTTAAGTGGTCCAACAAAACAATTAAACCCTCCTCCTGTTTCACTTCCTGTAGCTGCACTTGGAAGTGTGATTGTAAAACTATTATATTCGTAAACTGTTGTATTAGCATCATTTACATACGATGTTTCAATTAAAGATGCAACTTTAAATGAACCAAATACTGTTGAACCTGATGGATGAGCAACTGCCGTTGTCTTAGTTAAAGTTTTACCACGATACGGAACTGATGTTGCTCTTGTGCAACCTGTTAAATCATTTCCTGAAACTCCTGTGTACTCAATAACTTCGTTTTGAAAGGAGCCATAACTTGCAGATGTAGAATCTGTGTTTACAGATTCAATCATAATAAAACCTGACGTTGGAAAATTTGTAGTGCTTGTTAAAGATATTGTAGTATCGCTTGCAGTCACAGCTGTACTTAATGTAGTTTGTAATTGTAAAGCATCAACAGATACTCCTCCTACAGGAAACTTAACATCACTAAATCTTACTTGGTCATTTACTTGTAAACCACTATTAAAAAATGAAACTGTTAAAGTTGTGTTAGATGCAGTTGTAAATGGATCATTTGGTAATATGTCATCTGTTGCAGGTTCAACTCTAGCAGGTCTTACAAAATTTAATGCTTGTGGATCTGCTGTAAAAGGTCTTGGTTGAAGTTGTGGTTGTTTTTTTTCAAACTCTGAAATATGCACCCATGCTCCATTCCATTCTCTAACCATTTCAGTATATGGGAACGCAAGTCCCGATCTATCTGATATTGATAAAGCAAATCTTCCTTGTGCAAATTTAGCCATCGTTAACTCGCCGTTGGGTAATAAGTTTTAGGAGATATGAATGCACTTGTAGGTGACCCATCTTCTGCAAGAGCTCTAGACAATTCATCCTCGTATAATAATTTTAATTGTTGCACTCTTTCAAGTGCCCATTTTTGTGCTAGATAATATGCTAAACCTGAAACCATACATGGTACAAATCTGTTTGGTATATCTCCAACGTTGTCATATGCACCTGCATCAGTAATTCTTTTTACAAAATTTATATAAATATAATTACCTGCTGCTGATGAATCAGGTGTTTGATATAAAGTCATAGTAGTTTTATCAATAAATCTTTGAACCCAAAATTGTGATGGAGTTCCTTGTGCTGTTTTATTTGAAAAAGCTGTGTATGTTGATCTGTCAACTTTTGTTAA